TACGATCTTCTCGACAAACCCCAAGATGGACACATCGGGGGTCAAGGCGAAGATGCCTCAGATGGGTTACGACATGCGTCGGCTTCCCCCCAAGGAAATCACTGGCGGTAAATTGTTCATGAAAGCGTTGCGTGAGGAAGATGACCTCAACAAGACGCAGACCATCACCAACATCCCCAAACTCAAACAAGCTGCCAAGCTGGTCAACGGTGGCGCGTCTCCGTACATGGCGATGGAAGTCGTCAAAGGCGAGGAGATGGACATGGGCGAGTACGGGGATAGCTGCTCTCACTGGAAGTAAACGATGGCCGGTCTGACATTCCTGCGCGTGGTCAACAACACCGAGCTTGCGAGGCAAGAACGGGAAGCCTCTGACCGGGCTTTGCAAGAGCGTCAGAACCAGCCTGTGATCCTTGGGCTGGCGGGCTACCTGCGTGAGTGCTGGGACGCCGCGCAGATGGCAAAGAAGCCCATCGAGCAGAAGATGTTGCAGGCGCTGCGTCAGCGCAACGGCGAGTACGACGCGAGCAAGCTACAACAGATTCGTGCGCAAGGTGGCTCCGAGATTTTCATGATGATCACGGAGGTCAAGTGCCGCGCTGCTGAGTCATGGCTGCGCGACATCCTGCTGGACAACGGCTCTCCACCGTGGAGTCTGGCCGCGACGCCCATCCCCGATCTCAGTCCTGCCCAGTCCAAAGAGGTTCAGGGTATCTTCGCTGAGAAGGTGCTCAAACTTGTTGACGAGTACGGCAAGGCTCCCAGTGTGGAGGAGATGCGCGAGATCAAGGAGATGGTGTCGCAGGACTACCGCTTCGACATTTTGCGGCAGGCGCAGCTTCGCGCCGACAAGATGACGATCAAGATTCAAGACCAGTTCGCGCAAGGCGGCTGGGAGGATGCGTTCAACGACTTCATCACCGATCTGGTCACCTACCCCTCAGCGTTCGTCAAAGGCCCGGTGGTGCGCCGCCAGAGGGCGCTTGGGTGGAAGACAGACGCAACAGGCCGCACCGTTGTCGAGCCTATCGAGCGCCTTGGCCCTGAGTACGAGCGGGTCGATCCCTTCTACATCTACCCCGAGCCGGGGATCAGCAACATCAACGATGGCTACCTGTTCGAGTACCACCCCCTGAGTCGGATGCAATTGTCTGATCTCATCGGTGTTCCGGGCTACGACGATGACGCCATCCGCAAGGTGCTGGAGATTGGCAACGGTCTGTCGTGGATCAACGAGGATGTGGAGCTTCAGAAGAACGAGGAGGAGCGCAAGTACTACAGCTACATGCGTCCGACCACTGAGTTCGATGCGCTGGAGTTCTGGGGCAAAGTCAGCGGCAAGATGCTGCGCGAGTGGGGGTTGTCCGAGGAGGACGTGCCCGATGAGGCTCGTGAGTACGACGCCAACGTCTGGATGGTGGGCAACATCGTCATCAAGGCGGTGCTGAACTATGACCCCCTTGGTGAGAAGCCCTACGCCAAGACCTCGTTCATCAAGTGCCCCGGAGCGTTCTGGGGCAAGGGCATCCCCGAGATCATCGAGGACTTGCAGGGCGTGTGCAATGCTGCGGCTCGTGCGCTGGTCAACAACATGGGGATCAGCAGCGGGCCGCAGGTTGAGGTCAACGTCGAGCGCCTGCCGCCCAACGAGGACATCACACAGCTTGCCCCGTGGAAAATCTGGCAGACCATCAACGATCCTGTCGGGTCGAGTGCGCCTGCGATTCGGTTCACGCAGCCCGACTCACGGGCCACTGAGTTGGTGGGCGTCTACGATAAGTTCAGCCGTCTGGCCGACGACCACTCGGGCATCCCTGCCTATGTGTACGGCGATCTCAACGTGCAGGGCGCTGGACGTACCTCGTCCGGTCTGTCCATGCTGATGGGCGCTGCCGGTAAAGGTATCCGGCAGGTGGTCATGCACATAGACACGGATGTCGTCAAACCCATCGTTATGCGCCAGTTTGTGTACAACATGCGCTACGATGAAGACGAGTCGATCAAAGGTGACGTTGAAGTCATTGCCAAGGGCGCGATCAATCTCGCGGTCAAGGAGACTGTCAATATTCGCCGCATTGAGTTCCTCAACGCAACCGCCAATCCCGTCGATCTTGAGATTCTCGGGAAGGAAGGACGCGCCTCGATCCTACGGGAAGTGGCGAAAGGGTTGCAGATGCCTGTGGAGGAAGTCGTCCCATCTCGGGAGAAGTCAGACTACCAAGGCCGGATTCAGTCTAGGGCGACGGCGGCTGCTGCACAGCAGCAAGCGCAAGCCCCAGCATCCGGTGGAGAGAACCCTGACGGATCACCCAAAGGTGGGATGGAAGCCAACACAGTGCGAAGCCGTGTGAGTGGGATGGCAGCATGATCAAGCCTGAGCCGCACATCATCAAAGGACTGGCTATGGCCGTCCGGCAACACCCAGAAGTTCTGGCGTGGATGGAGGGCGTGCTCGTGCATGAGATGAAGCGTCTACCTTACGCGATTGACAATTCGGCAGTGTTTCAGGGGCGCTGTCAAATGGTGGGCGAACTCATTGAGTTCGCCAGAGATACCCCTGTCTTGGCGGCAAAGTTATGATGAAACTCGCCGTCTTTAATCACGCACACCGATAGGAGCGTTCAACATGGCACTTCCAGAGCAAATTCGCAAACAGACCGAGGCAGTTCAGGAGTTGTACAAGCAACTCAACGCAGACGACAACACAGGCGCAGGAACTACTCCTCCCGCCGATGGCACCGTCACGCCCGTTGAGAACACTGGCAACCAGAATTTTGCCGACGAGAATCCTGCGTCGAATGGTGCTGCTCCGTCATCCGCAAATGAGCATAAGTCGGGTGATGTACCAAATTCGGAAGACCCCAATTCTGAGACTTACGCTCAGAAGTGGCGCACTCTCCAAGGGATGTACAACGCTGAAGTCCCACGTCTGAACCAACAGAACCGTGAGATGTCCCAGCGTGTGCAGCAGATGGAACAGTTGCTCGCATCGCTCTCTGCCCAGCAAGCCAGTACCGCATCTCAACAGTCGGTGCCGGTCGAAAAGATCGTCACTGACAAAGATGTTGAGGAGTACGGTGAATCACTTGATGTGATGCGCAAGGTTTCCCGCGAGGAGTTAATCCCCGTGGCGCAACGTGTCGCGCAATTGGAGCAGCTACTGCAACAGATGCAGACCAACGTGGTGCCGCAGGTGCAAGCCGTGGCCCACCGTCAGCAGATGTCCGCAGAGCAGCAGTTCTGGGCTGAGTTGACCGCTACCGTCCCCAACTTCCGGCAGACCAACGATAACCCTGAGTTCCAGTCATGGTTGTTGCAAGCCGATCCGTTGACGGGCATTACGCGCCAGACTTACCTCGACGATGCACAGCGTTCCCTTGATGCAAGGCGAGTCGCCAATTTCTTCCGTGCTTGGCTAGAGTCCACTGGACAAGCCACAGTTGCTCAATCCGCTGGTCGCACTTCTAACTCTGAGTTGGAGAAGCAGGTTACCCCCGGTCGTTCAAGGAGTACCGGAACACCTACGAGTTCCAACCAAGGCAAGGTGTACGCGCCGCAGGACATCCAGAAATTTTTCAACGATGTCCGGTCTGGCAAGTACAAGGGCCGAGAGCAGGAGCGCGACCGAATCGAACGCGATATCTTCGCTGCACAGCGGGAAAATCGCATCCAAGTCAATGCCTGATTAAAGGAGTTTCACCATGTCTTATCCCGTCTCTCCCGGCCGTCCGAATTACAGCGGCAACTTCATCCCCGAAATCTGGTCGGGCAAATTGATCGAGAATTTCTACGACGCCACCGTGCTCGCAGCAATCTCGAACACCGACTACGAGGGTGAAATTCGCCAGTATGGCGACACCGTGAACATCCGCACCACCCCGGAAATCACCATCCGCGACTACGTGAAGGGCCAGACCCTGACCGTGGAAAACCCGGACAAGCCCAAGCTGCAACTGATCATCGACAAGGGTGAGTACTTTGCCTGCGTCGAGGACGATGTGGACAAGGTTCAGTCGGACATCAACCTGATGGACACTTGGTCGAAGGACGCTTCCGAGCGTATGAAGATCAAGATCGACCAGCGCGTTCTGACCGATATCCTGCCCGGTATTGCCGCTACCAACAAGGGTGCTACCGCTGGTGAGCAGTCTGCCTCGTTCAACCTCGGCACGACCGGCGCTCCGCTGACCGTGACCAAGGATGGCGCTTCGAGCACCACCTCCGTTGTTGATCTGCTGGTTGACCTGGGCACCGTGCTGGATGAAGCCAACGCCCCTGAAGGCGACCGCTTCGTGGTCATCCCTGCCAAGATGGCTGGCCTGATCAAGAAGTCCGAACTGAAGGACGCTTCGCTGACTGGCGACAGCATGTCCATCGTTCGTAACGGTCGTCTGGGTATGGTGGATCGCTTCACCATCTATGTCAGCCATAACCTGAACGTGTCTTCGGGCAAGTACAGCCTTATCGCTGGTCACAAGATGGGCTTCACGTTCGCATCGCAGATGACGAATATGGAAACCATCCGTTCTGAGTCTACCTTCGGCAACGTCATCCGTGGTCTGCAAGTCTACGGTTACAAGGTTGTCAAGGGCGAGGCTCTGGCTCAGGCTGTTGTCCAGTTCTGATGAATGGGGCTTCGGCCCCTTCTTCCACACACATTGAAAGGAAATTGAAATGGCTGCTTATACCGACTCTCTCGGCTTCAACAAGGGTACCGCTGCGTTCCCCGCTGATGTCACCTCCGTCTCGAAGTTCGAGGTCAAACTTGACTTTGCTGCAATCGTCGCTGCTCGCTCTGCCGCTGGTGCTACTGCACTGGCTGCAACCGACACCATCCAAGTGATCGCGCTGCCCGCCGGTTCCGTTGTTCTGTCGGCTGGTCTGCAAGTGACCACCGTGGAATCGACCAATACCACGGCGACGTTCGACCTTGGCTTTACTGGCGGCTCTCCTGCTGCGGCCAATGCCTACGCCAATGATGCGGCGTCCAACGCACTGGGTTACACCATTGCTTCGTTGGCGAACCCTACAGCGGTTACGGCTGCGGACACCATTGACCTCC